CCAGCCTCGCTCATACTGCCCAGCCCAAGTAGGGCAGGAGTTGCGCATAGATAGACCGCTTAGTGTCTAGTGATACACGCATCCCCTGCCCCGAGCCGTCAGCGAACTGAGCGATACCGCTTGGAGCGTTGCGACGGTTCCAATGTTCAGAGGCTACTTGCAGAACGCAAACGTCATGAATCGAAGACGGCACGTTAGTTGCCGTACCAATCATGAGCGTAACTTCGGCGTGTCCAGCGTTCAGGCACTCCTGAGGGAAGTCAGAAGTGTCCTTAGTGCCAACGTAATCTTTGAACTCTTGGAGCGTCACAGCCATTGGTTTATTCCTTAGGCGGTTACGTCGAGCTTGACGATTGCAGACTCGAACGGAACAGTGATAGCTGCGAAACCGTACAGAGATAGCGTGTCAGTCAGAGTCGAAACATCCTGAGCCGATAGGCGAGTACCTGAACCGCTAGCCTCAACAACCTGAAGAGCACGGCTGTTCGCTAGGTAAGCAAGACCGGTTCCTAGGGTTGGGTCGACAACAACTGGGATGCCCCAGATTGAGCCGGTGAGGTCGTTGTTAGCGGTTGCAAAGGTGTTAGCACCATCGCGGTTGACGTTCACGATTGGACGGCCAGACGAGTCGGCAATCTTCATGAAGTACTTGTAAGCGTCAGCCGAGCAGAGGATAAACTCTGCGTTCAGACCGCTGTTTGCCTTGATGTACTTGACACCGTCGATTAGACCCTCGATGACAGAAGCAGCAGTGCCACCGTCCAAGTCCATGACCTTGCCAGTGAAGTCAAGAGCAGCGATTGCAGCCTTGGCAGCAGTGTTGGTTGCGTTAGCGTAGGCAACTGCTAGGGCATCGAAAACGATTCCCACGTAGTCGACCGAACCGCGAAGAACAGCCTGCTTCGAAACGGTGGTGTAACCGCCGTAGGTCTTGACCGCAGCCGAGACGTTGTCGATGGTTAGGTTACCGAACGATAGAGCCTCGTTCTCTGGGTCTTGCTCGCCAACTGCAAGGGTGTTTGCAGTGATCGCTGCGTACTCGACAGTCATGCCGGTAGCAGGTAGAGCAGCCTTTGACCAAACGTTCCATGATGGGCGGTTTGATTCGATTAGCTTGTTGATGTAGCCAAGGTAGCCTGGAGCAGCGTAGGTGTCTGCAGAGGTCGAGGCGGCACGAGCCAACTCAACTGCAGCAGCTTCACCCTTTGCGAATGCCTGCACGAACTCGCCGAATGAACGGTAAGCCATGTAGCCAGGTGCAACAGGAGCCTGTGGAGCAACGCCAGCCTCGACCAGACGACGAACTTCTACGAGTTCATCCTGGATCGCGCGAACGTCGAGTTCGGTGTTTTCAGACACTGGACTCTCACTTTCTGTTTGGTGGATGTCGTCGGTCGGTTCAGTTTCCTGTTCCTCGCGAACTTGGGTGATTTCCGCGCCTGCATAAGCAGGGAACGCGACCACGCTAACCTCTTTTAGGTCAACGAGGGTTCGAGTTACAACGTTGCCGTCGACACTCTGCTCGATAGGCACGAAGCCAACCGAGAATCTGTTGAGAACGCCGTCACGCATGAGAGCAAGAGTCTCGTCTGCGCGCTGAACGCCCTTGGTTAGTTTTGCCACAATCTCGAAACCGTCTTCGGTGTCGCGACCCTCAACAACTTTGCCAATCGGCAGGTCGTCGTGCTGGTGGCCGTAATAGATTTTTACGCCCTCGACCGAGCGGATAGCACCCGGTGCGAAGCGTTCTTCATAAGCTCCGCCGATGTTGGCAGGCTCGTTGTATGGAACGGCGATGCCACGAATGACACCCTGCTCTTCGTCAAGACGCATCTCGATTTCGCGTGTTTCAATCTGCATTTACAGACCTTCCTTTGCTCGGACTTCTTCAGGAGTCATCCAGGCAACTCCGCCAGTGGCAATGTCGTACATTTCCCAGCGAGTCTTCTGGTCTGCCTTGTAGAGACCCTCGTAGTTGAAGCGCACCGAAGTTCCACGCGGTAAGCAGTGGCTTAGAGCGTCTTCGATGGCGTTGGTGTAAGCCATGAGCGTGTGACGGTAGAACGTCTGCTGCTCATCAGTCAAGTTGGTGTAGGTGTCGCTAGAACCGTCAACACCGGTCAGCAATAGGCGAGCCGGCACACCAAACAGACGAGCGATTGTCTGCGTTGACTGTGATGCGACTTGAGTGAACATTAAGTCCTGTGGCGTAGCGTTGATGACTTGGTAATCGAAGCCCTCGCTTAACACCGCTGTTTGTCGTGTCGCCTGCTTAGTGTGCCAGTTTGTGGTGATTTCGTCAGCCTGCTCTTTGGTGAGCATTTTGCCAGTCTTTAGAACGCCTGTAGGCACTCCACCAGTGGCAAACCATGTTGCTGCGAAGTTGCGCAAGTCAAGAGCGGTAGCAATGTCGTTTGAGGCGGTTGCGACTGGCCCGAGACCACGCAAGTTGCCAGGCAACGAGAACAGGCGCAACTGTTCGATTTCGCGCGTCGAGTAAGTCTTGCCCAAGTAGTCAAAAACCTTTTGACCAGTCATGCCGTTCTCGCCATCGAGGCGCACGTTCATTCCGTCGACTGGGATAAGGGTTAGGTCGTTGACTTGACCTCGTGAGTCGTATGACTTGAACCAGAACGCTTCACCAGTTAGGGCAAGCGAAGAGACGGTGCTGAACAAAAAGTCTTTGCGTGATTCCGAGAGGCTTGGGTTGTTGACCAGTACCGGGTTCTCAATCTTCAGCTCGAGACCGCCACCATAACGGAACGTCTCAAGTGGCAGAGCCTTAGAGATTGGTGTCGCGATGATTTGGACTGCTCGGTAAACCGAGGCAAGCGAAAGAGCAGCCGACTGGTCGACGTAAGTGTCGGAACGGCTTGGAATGTTCGGGAGCACCGCGCGCTTCTGAAGAGTCGGCTGAGTGCGAGTAAGTCTTTGCCAAAGTGAGGCCATATAACAACCCTATAACGATTTGACCGATTCAAAACATTTAGGCGTGTTGCGTGTGTCGTGTCTAGTATACTCCGACACCCGACATGGATTGCGCAGACGCAACATGCAACGCCCAAACAGTTGCCAGGAGCGCGTCGATGTCACCGACCGACTCTTTGCGCGAGATTTGCCAATACTCGCCAACATACTTCGACACCGCGCGCGAGTTCTGCAACACCAGCAACGGGTCATTGTTGTGAGTGATGCGCCCAGTGGCAAACATCGAGTAAACGTTCATGCAAGCCGTGTTGATCTCTTTGTTCCAAAGATTCCAGACAGGCAGGCCACGTTCTTTGAGTTTGCGATGCAGGCCGTGCATTCCACGGTCATCGAGCGCAATGCCAGTGATGCGTGTCTTCGCGCAGATTGCCATGACCATCTCGACGATGCGCTCTTCGGTCGGGTTGACTAGCGAGGCGACAAGCTCGGTCTCGAGGCTATCCCCAACTCGTTTAGCAGCTGAGATTGTTGCATGCTCGAAGTTGCGTGTCACGTCAATGCCCAGCACTGAGCCGTCAAGGTCGGTAATGCCAGAACCAGCTGCTTTCACGAACAACTCGCCCGGCAACCAAGTTTCGCGCGAGCCACTAATGAACTGATTGAGCGTGTAACGGCGCACCTCATGTTCGGGCTGGGTCAGGATGTCGCCTAGCACTCGGTCAATCGGAATACGGCCACACTCAACGGCAGGGTTCGCTGCCTTGATTGCGTCAGGGTCGCTGATGCTCGAGCCTTGAGGAGCCTCCCAAATGAACGCCCCAAAACGTTCCAGGTTCACATCACCAGCAATAGCCTTTTCGGCTGAACGGTAAAGGTCAAGCAGAGTCTGCGAGTCTTGGTCGCCTGCTGTAGTGATCATGACGACTTGCGCACCGGCAACCGCTGCAGTGCCCTTTAGAGCTGCAGTCCAGATTCCACGCTTGGCTAGGTGACCCTCATCGAGGATGCACCGACCGCCGATGGTAATACCCTGCAAAGCACCCTCTGCAGCAGGGCTAACTTTGTAACGCCCCGAGCCGTCAATCTTCGCGATGCCTCGGGTCTCTGTGGTCTTCTTGAACCGTTTAGCAAGCCATTTAGTTGAGTCGATGACGTGTTTGACGCGTGTGTAAATGATGGAGGCCTGCTCGCGCGAAGATGCCAGGGAGAGGCAGTCACCTCGACGAAATGCCAACGCCTCTAGGGCTAGCGCACCGCCGACCACAGACTTGCCGTTCTGTCTGCCCATGCTGACGACTATTTGGCGATAGCGAAGTTCGCCAGGGTGTTCTGGGTGGTCGTCTGGGTATCGCTCGAGCATGTGGCGAAACAGCCACTTCTGCCACTCATCAAGCTTGAGCGGTTGGTCAGTCTCGGGCGTAACCCAGCACAGTTCCACCAAGTCAATGAGACGGTCGCCATCGGTCTCGAAGTTATCCGATAGCGGTGGAGTGAACCGGGCAGGGAGTTGCACTAGCGTTTGAGCATCTCGGCAAGTGGGTCAAACTCGGGCGCATTGCCGTTCAACTGGCGCGAGAGTTCCAGAATCGTTTTGCGAAGTTCAGCAGCGGTCGAGGTGTGTGGCTTTTCGTCAAACTCGTGCGCCAACTTTAGGGCTATAAGTGATAAAACTGCAGATTCACTAGTCAACTCACACTCAATCAACCAGTTCTTTAGGGCTTCTTCAATCATTCGTGGCTCCGTTCATAGCGTTCCCAAATAATCTACCCCATTTCTGTGCTCGCGCGA